ATGTTAACGGTCAAACGTTTACACTTACACACGAAAAGTTTACCGCATTCGTTAAACAGGAAGAAATTGCCATATCGAGAGCTAAAATTCTTTTTACTCAGAAAGAGAAAGGCATCATCCCTGACACTATTGACTATTACTATAAAAAGCGCGTTGAAGTTAAAAAGCAGCTTACAAAAGCAAAAAAGAAGCTTATAACCCTTGAGGAAGATACACAGGAGTATAAAGATCTTCAAGTTGAAGTAGATAGACTTAATATACGACAACACACGATAAAAATCTTGATGAATACAGTGTATGGTTATTTCGGTAACAAGCATAGCCCACTCGGTGATGATGAGCTAGCCGAGTCGATCACACTAACAGGACAGGCTGTTATTAAGGAATCAAACAGAATTCTTACAGACTACATTAAGGCGAATACAGGGCTATCAGATGAATTTCTTGCTGAGAATTCACCAATCGTTTATAACGATACTGACTCGAGCTATATTTCAATTAAACATCTTGTTGAAGCTAAGAAGATACCCACCTTTGATAAAAATGGCAACGTTGCACAGGAATATTATAAGGCAGTAGAAGATATAGAAGAACACCTAAACAGGGAGATTATTACCTGGGGTAAAAGCGCTCTTGGATCAAAAGACTGTCGACTGGTGTTTAAGCGCGAAGCTATTGCAGATGTTGGGTTATTCTTAGCTAAGAAGCGTTACGTACTACACACTCTCGACGTTGAAGGTATTCCGGGTAAGAAATTTAAATATACTGGTGTTGAAGTCGTACGTACAACAATGCCGGCTCCTATTAAGCCGTATGTAAAAAAGATTATCGAAACAATGCTTCTTACTAAAGACTACGCAGCTACAAATAAGATTTTTAATGAAACATACGATATTTTTAAAAGTTTGCCTCTTGAAGACATAGCATTCGTTATGGGTGTGAAGGGATATGAAAAATACGCTAATCGCTGTAATGGCTTTGAAACAGTTAAGGCAATGCCTAAGCACGTCAAGGCAGCATACTATCACAATATTCTTCTTGATAGATTTGGTATTGAGCGCAAATATGAAAAAATGGCTTCCGGTGATAAGGTTCGTTTCTTTGAGGTAAAGAAGCCGAATAGTTTTGGATTATCAGTTATTGGGTACAAATATTATTATCCGAAGGAGTTTCAGAGTGTATTTGAAATTGACTATGAGAAGATGTTCGAAAAGATTATCTACTCTGTCATTGAGCGCTTTTATGAAGCTGTTAACTGGACGGTGAAGAAACCAGGTAATGATGCACAAATTGATCTTTTCGACTTACTAGGCATGAACTAGTTGATTTATCGACATTAGCTGCATAATATATTAGAAATATGAGCGATACAAAAACCATCACATTTATTGATCACATCGGCCGTACTGTAGTAGGTATTTACGCCGGAGACACAGCCGACAGCAGCTCCTTCCTTGTGAAGAACCCTGCTATTATTCACGTTCAGCCTACTCAGCAAGGACAGCTTAACGTACAAACCATTCCTCTTTATTTCCGCGAGTTTGTCGGTGAGAAGTCGAAAGAGAATGGCACAACCTGGAAGTATCATTATGCCAATGTAGTACTTGGTGTCGACATCGATAATGATCCACGACTCCTTGATCAGTACACCAAGCTTTTTGAAGCTCCTGTTTCTGCTCCATCCGCCGAGCCAAGCGTAGTAAAACTTTTTGACGAAGAATAAAAAACCAAATAATTTGATGAGTAAACCGTAATCTGCTCTCAAAGAAACCAGATTAAACGCCCGACTATAGTCGGGCGTTTTTTTTTATTTTATGCTCTTGATTATAAAAATACCTGTAGTATAATATTTTTTATATGAGTAAAGAGATTGACAATATTTTTAAGAAACTTGACGCAATGAATAGCGAAGCAACAATGCTCGATGAAAACGCATTGTCAAATGTTGATACTTGGTATGACACAGGATGTTATGCTCTTAACGCAATTTTAGGTGGTAGCTGTCGAAAAGGCGGTATTCCTAAGGGCAGAATCGTAGGATTTTCGGGCGAGTCAATGACTGGAAAAACATTTGTGGTAAATAAGATTCTCGCTAATGCTCAGAAGCAAGGCGTTATTCCTGTTATCTTTGATACAGAGTTTGCTATCGATGAGAGTTCGACAAAAGGTGTAGGACTCGACGCTAGTAAGACGAAATATGTACCCGTTTATACCGTCGATCAATGCCGTAATCAGATCTCAGGATTTCTCGACAGCGTTATCGAAAGCAACCAGCAGGGTAAGTTTATTATTAGTATTGACAGTCTCGGTAATCTTTCGTCACAAAAGGAAATTGATGACATTGCTAAGGATAAGTCTGCTATGGATATGGGTCTTCGTGCTAAGTCACTCAAGTCAATGCTTCGTACCCTTACGTATAAAGCAGGTAAGGCTGGTGTTACGATTTTGTTTACTAACCATACCTACGCCGATCCTGGTGCTATGTTTCCCACACTAGTAAAAACACAGTCTGGTGGGTCGGGACCTGTATATATGGCGAGTATCTTAGTACAGCTTGCCAAGCGTAATGAGAAGGAGGGAGAGGGTGATTCAGGTGCTCTAAAGACTGATAAGCTTGCAGAAGCCAACAAATATTCAGGCGTCACACTTCGTGCACTAACTGTTAAAAATCGCTTTGTACCACCGTTTTTAGAGGCAGAAATGTACCTCTCCTTTAAGTCAGGACTTAACAAGTACAGTGGGTTGTTACAGATGGCAGCAGCACGTGGTATTGTTGAGCAGACTGGATCCACATATCTCGTCGGTGTTGACAGCGGTAAGTATAAAAAGGGTGATAAACTCGGTTATGCTAAGAATTTTGTTAAAGATGCATCATTCTTTGAAGACTTTATCATCCCCGAACTTGACAAGAAGCTAGCAGAAGATTACAAGTACAACGGTAGCCCTACTGTTGAAGACGAGCTTGAAGCGATTTCTGATGAACAAGGAGAATAACGTAAAAACAGGAGTTATTGTACCGGTTTCCGGTGGGATGGATAGTACAGTGTTACTACATCACGCTGTAGCTAATTTTAATAACGTCTACGCAATTTCGTTTGACTATGGTCAGCGACACAGGAAAGAGCTTGAGTGTGCAGATTATCAAATTAACGTGATTAGAGAGGGAGATGACGAAAAAAATGTGTGTTTTAACACAGTAGTTAAGCTTCCGTTTTTTGACTTGATTAAGAATTCAGCCTTGCTCAATCGTGAGATTGACGTTGCTAAAGCGAAAGACGTCATGGGTGACCCACAAACAGTAAACTACGTACCTTTTAGGAATATGATGCTTTTAAGCATTGCTTGCTCGTTTGCTGAGCAATTTGACGCTACGACAGTATACCATGGAGCAGCTCAAGCAGATAGTGTTGCAGGGTACTGGGATGGGTCTCCGGAGTTCTTAACCGCAATTAATGATATCATAGCTCTTAACAGGAGAAACAAGATAAAAGTCGAAGCTCCGTTAATTAATAAGTCCAAGAAAGAAATTATTGAAATGGGGATTGAGCTTGGTGTCGACTTTAGCCGCACGTGGACCTGCTATGAAGGATTAGATCTAGCATGTGGTGAATGTACCGCATGCTCTTTAAGATTACAGGGGTTTATTCAGGCTGGTATCAAGGATCCGATATCTTATTCTAAAGACATTCCTTGGGAGAAGCTTTTTGCTTAGTCGTTGCTAAAGCGGAACGGCGAGCCCTTGTAACCAAATTCATCAGCACCGCGAGATGCGTAATGCCTTACTGCATCATTATCATCTTCGAGATCATCATCACTAATACCTGATGTCACTTCACCTGTACCTTCACCTTCTTTTTGCGCTTTAGCTTCATTAGGGTCTGCCGCTTGATACATTCTCGAACCAGGTTCTGTTTCCTTGAGATAGCCCTGATTAATTAAGATTGCTACGTCTGACTTACTCTGCTTTGTAGCTGCATCAATACTTTCTCTCGAATCATCTCCTGCTTGCGCTAAAGTAGCAACAGCCTCTTGACGTGCAAAGTCTTCAAGCTCTTTACGGGTAGCTGGCTCACTAGCAAAATTGTATATCTTAAGCTGATCATCATCTAAATCACTTTCAACATTAGAAGGCTTAGGAGACTTTTTACCATGACCTGCAGGAGCTGCCTTAAGCTCTTGACCGGATTGATCATTTGAGTCTTCGATTGCATCGGTTACCGCATCTTCAACGTCAGTTTCATCGATTTCTTCACCACTTGAAGCTTTATCGCTAAGGAACTTAATCGCAGGTGTAACGGCGTTCTTAATAATACGAGCAGTGTAACCTGCACGGGCCTTTGGATAACCAAGATGCACAAGCTCACTATGAATAGCAGCTTGTAAGCTATTTAGCTGTTCTTTCTCATCACCATCTGCGTCAAACCGACCACCAGGGAAGAGAGCATCGTAAACAGGCTTTACAATTAATTCAACGACTTCATCTGCTGACTTACCTGTTTTCTTTATAAGATCTGCAAAAAGATATGTGTCACCTGCTCGGCCAACGACACCCTGCTTAGCAGCTGCTACAAAAGGCTCATACTCCGCACCGATTGGAGTTTCACTTAAAATACTATTGCGATATGCCTCGAAAATAAGGTTTTGGTCGTTATTCATGTCTTGAATTATTTATTCTTATAGTTATAATAATACGTACTATGAATAATATTTATTCAAACAGGAGAGGAGGGTAACGCTATTTGTGGAATTTTTGGATCAAGTGACTTTGGCAAATATATAAAGCTTTACGGTAAAAACAAAGAACGTGGTAATTTTGCGTTCGGTGGGCTCTTTTTGAGCTATTCATATGATGCTGCAATGAGAGTTGAGGGTACTGTAGAGCTCTCGAAGAACATGCTTATTAATAACA